TTCACTTTTTCTCATTTACCCGCCTCCCTTTTGCGTCATAATACACATCCGGCAGGATCTTTATCCCGTCTACCTTAAAAGCACCGATTTCCACGATACCCCCGTCCACATCGTCCCTGACGATGTAAAGGTTATCCCCTGCTTTCCCCCGGGCTCTCGGATTTTTCCCCCTGACGATAACATTTCCATTTCTGTACGCCTCCCCGCTCTCCACCATTACGGCTGCTGCCAGTTCGGCTTTCGGATGCTTGGACATCCACAGCACTCCCAAACGATACAGGTCATCTATCGTAAGTTCCTTTACCAACATGATTTCCGGCGCTGCAATCCTGCTGCCGATCCCGTCCTCGTCTATATTTCCCCGCAGTTCCACAGCAAAATATCTGTCTCCTTCGTTCGAGTACCATCTCAATACTTCCAAGGGATTATCTGTCGCATGGAATCCAGTATTGGCACATCTTGCCTCCTCCTCGCTGTACCATTTTCCCGGTTCGTAATAAAACACGCCTTTTCCCATGGTGCAGTTCAGGTCCTTATGAAATCCTTTATATGCACGCATTTCACACCTGCTTTCCCAGATAGTAGTCCAGTATGATCTTTTTTAAATCATCCCGGCCACACATACCTATAAAGGCGGCACTCTCCGGGAGCCTTGCTGCCTTTATTATCCGCTTGTCTACCTCTATCCGATTCTTGGATGACAGCTTCAGCCCGGCTGCCAGCACGTCCAGCAACTTCTTCTCCGGGTTAAATACTGCATTGGCCAGTGCAGCACCGTCTTCCTCTTTATGCTGTGCAGGGTACTCCAATATCATCTGCACTACAAACTCCTTCCAGTCCTTCATCTGGCTCTCTAACTTCAGGTCCTGTTCTTCCAGCTTCAGTTTTCCAATAGCTGCCATCGTCTCATTACAGAGCGTCTCCTCCGGATCGTCGCTATCCATGTAGTCCTCTGCATCTTCCTTTTCCAGCCCGTACTTTTCAGCAAGTTCTATCAGTCCTGTCAGATTTCTGTCAATCTTCATGACTGCTGCCACTATGTTCAATTCTTTTACTGTTTTAAATTTCTCCATCTCCGTCTCCTTTCCCGGTTGCACCGGTGCAATTCTGTCAAAATATTCTATTTCCACCATTGCGGTGACATCACCGGAATGGTCTCTAACACAGGTCACCTACTTATACTGTCAGATTTTCGGTACTTCTGTGAAAATGTCTTTTAATGCTCTCTTCAGTGGCATGTTAAAGCGCATCCACTCGGCATACTCATGTTTCTCACCTTCCGCCAGAAGGATATGACCACCTTCCTCTACGTCCTGGAGGATCATTTCCCACAATACGGCATTCTTCACCGGGTTCCCTTTGGCGCTCTTCCATCCGTCCCGCTGCCATTTCTCCGGCCAATGCTGTGTGATAGCTGCTGCCACGTTGCTACACTCTGTATGGATCACTACGGTGCAGGCATAATGGAGACGCTGCAGGGCATCCCGGATGGCACGCAGGACGGACTCGCTCTCCGTGGTATTGTCATACTCTGCGATCTGCGGAGCAGCTTCGTAGTCGCTGCCGTTCTTGCGCTTGGTCCTCATGATGTACATTACCCGGCCGGAGCCCTTTGCAGATCCCCGGAGAGTCGTGCCTATAAAGATATCCACTACTTTCATTTCATTTTCCAATTTATCAACACCTCCTTACCCTGTTCGGCGGTTTCTTCCGCTCGGTGCTTTTAAGTCTGATCAGCGTGTAACTCCGGTACAAAAATCCTGTCACTGGATTGATGCCCTCATGGATCCGGGCTATGTAGTATCCCTTGGGTGACTTGACTTCCGGCTTCCATCGGACCAACTTGTCCTCTTTGGGCTCCGGCAGGGGCATATTGCGGCTGGTATTATAGGAGGACTCCGCAATTCTGGGCTTTCCCGGTGTGCCATCCGCCTTGATCTCCGCTGCGTGCTCGTCCTTGGTCAGGTAGTCTGCCAGCTGCTCCATGTCATCCCCGTTAAATTTGCTGTGACGAATCTCTGCCACGTAGGTGCCGCCCTTTGTCCATGCCTTGGTCACGACAGCAGCCGCATCACCCTCCGGTGTCTGCTTGATCACAAGGTGGATATGCCAGGCTCCCTTGGTTCCACGCTCAATATTGCGGATCCAGTAGAGTGGGACACTCCTTGCCCGGTAGATCTTCCGGATCTTTGCCATCGCCGCCTGAAAGTCCTTCAGTGCTCCTGCCATATCTGGTGGACGGTTCCCAACCTCATAGGTCCATGTGATAAACAGGTCTCCCTGGTCAAAGTACTGTATCAGTCTCCACCGGCACAGCCTTGCCTTATTCCTACGGTTGATCAGCCGCACCTGTTCCTTCGTTGGCTTCTCCTTCTTCTGTCTGGTCTTACCCTTCCCCCCATAGTTCCCATCATGGTACTCTTCTACATCCAGGACATCCCCATGCCTTAGCCTTATTTTCTTTCTCTTAACCATGTCTCTGTATCCTAACTTTAATATCTTAATCAAGTGCGCAGGGGCTTTTGATAGCCACATTTTGCTTGACTTTTCCGGCTTACAGAGGTATACTTATCTTGTCTATATAAGTAGCTCCGTGAGCTGGCCGGCATCGCCAAATGCCGGCTTTTTTATTGTGCGAAATATGCCGGGTTCTGATTGGCCGGCATGTAATAACCGTCTGCCGCAGGTCTGGCTCCGAAGTAGCCTGCCTCGCCCGGGATCCGGTAGACCATGCACTCAAAGCCCAGGTTGTTCTTGATCAGGCATTCCCGCATAACCTTTGCTATGGAGCGGTCATCAAAGGCACCCTGCTCCTTTTCGTCTCTTTCCTCGTTGTAACGTCCAAATAACTGTTCCCGGATCTCCTGCGGTGCTTCCAGAAACACTGCAACGGCGCTTGCCTTGTCATACAGATACTTCGCCTGAAACCAGTCCTTCCGGATCACCGCTTTCGTAAATTCGTCCCCCATCTTCAACAGCTTGTCCATGTAGTACTGTTCTGTTTTCATTTGCTTTCCCTCCCTTCAGTTCTTCCAGTTTCTGCTCCAGCTCCCGGATTCTTTTCTGTTTTTTCTGCAATTTTTCTGCCTGATCCTCGCAAAAAAGGCAAAAAATAAAAAGCATAGCCGCCAAGCCCATGACTATGGCGATCTGCTCTCCTACCTCTGTTGATCCCAGTACCGGCTCCAGGAGCAATGCCCCGAGGAGCGATATCACAATATCTTTATACATGCCTTTGCCTCCTTATCCCCTAGTGTGACCTGTAAATGTGTTACCTCTAATATGGATACCAGTGCCTCTACTGTAATGGCCTGCTTGCCCTGTTCCCAGCGGCTGACAGAGTCAATGGAATATCCGATCTGCTCTGCCAGCTGTGTCTGATTCAGACTGCAAGATTCTCTTGCATGCCGCAGGAATGCTCCCAGCTTTTCTTTGTCCATATCTATCCTTTCCGATCACGCTCTCTGCGTGGTGCCCGGAATCTTCCGGACACCGAAAGAGGTTCGTGCCGCCATAGCAGGTACGGCACTTCTACTGGGGACGTGGTGCTGTCAGATGACACCACGCACAGAACGTGATCTATTATGCTTGTCCATGCCCTCTACGTGGTGCCCAGGTGGGAAACCTGGACACACACGCTAATTGTGTAAAAGGGGAGTGTGGTGTTGGGAATACACCACGTACAGGGCACGGATATTTGCAGTTATGCTGTTTCTTTTTCCTTCTTGGCTGCATACCCCAGAGTCTTAAGACTCTGTTCATTCAGCCGTAAGGCAATCTCTGCCTTTTTCATGGGATCCATATCATCCAGTGACAATACCTGGTCCCCGATGTGGATTAAATTTACAATCCGCATATGTACCTCCTGACTGCTTTTTTACAGCTTATGGTGCCATGGTTGTCTAAGTTGCATTTTCTAGCTGTAAGATTGCCCACCGCAGCGCTGCCTTGGTGCCCTCGTCAATGTCATCACGCTCCAGCAGAGCATATAATCTGTCGATTCTCTCCATTCCTGCTGTCTCCTTCCTGAATATTCTGTTGTATTACGTTTTGTTTTCTCCTATAATAATTTCAATAACTTGTCACACTTTATGGAGATACGCTATGAAACTTAACCCCGACTGTATTCGCGGAATCCTTCTGACCGTAGAAGAAAAATGTAATTTTGATACTCCGTGGGAGTATGATCGAGATACTTTTGAATCAGAATATCTTGCTGAGTTTTCCCATGAAGAAATTGTTTATCACATAAAACAGGCCAGTGTATCCGGTCTCATTGAAAATGTCCATTACTACGACGGAGGTGCTACAGTTTTAATTGGTGATCTCACACCTCTTGGACATGAATTTCTGGCTAATATCCGGGCTAAATCCTTATGGAATAAAGTAAAATCAAAAGCCACTGATGCTTCGCTCTCTATTCTTATGGAACTTGCAAAGCGTGCTGCTACTGATTACTTTCTTGGTTAGGATATGTGACCAACAATTTCAGGGTTAATTCCACCAGATTTCCTTTTTCCACTTTCTTCAGTTCATATTCTTTTACATAGTGGATCTGTTTCTCATCCAACCAGATCTCGAATGATGATTTATCAGAAGCCACGATTTTAAGCTTATGTGGATCCTTCATTCCTGCTGCCTCCTTCCCTTAAAATTCATTTTGCATATATCAGTTCTTTACCTCGAAAAGATAATCCAGGCTCAAATCTTTTCCTACCGCATTTCTGATTTCTATACACTCAGGTAATGTCAATGTTGCTTTGCCATTCAGCTTCATGCTTAACGTTGTTGGTGTTTTATGTATTTTCTTTGCAAGAGCCATTTGAGTTATCTTTTTTCGTGCCATTTCTGCATCTAAATTAGGAAACACAATATCACTCCTTTCTCGAAACTTCGTGAATATATTTTGATAGTATCACGCACTATCGTGATTGTCAATATTATTTTCTTGTTTTTTCGAGAATATTTTTGTATTTTTTATTTTTATATCTTGATTTTTCGATATTTTAATGATACTCTAGGAATACAGGAGGACTTGTAATGGGTGAAACAGAACAGAAACTAAAAGAATTAATTATTTCCAAATATGGAAGTCTCAATAAATTTTGTGAAGCAATAAATATGCCTTGGACTACTTTAGATAGTATTCTTAAAAGAGGAATTTCAAAGGCAAATATAACTAATATTATGAAAATTACAAAAGAACTTAATATAGATACAGAAAGTCTCGCATTTGGCATTATATCCGAGAAATCGCTTTCCAATGCTTCAGATATAGATAAAAATTTCAAAGATATCTATAAATATTACAAAGATCTGAATGAGGCTGGACAGGCTGAGGCTCTAAAAAGAATATATGAACTGTTACAAATTTCATATTATGCAAAAACCAATGCTCTACCTATTCCTAACGCTGTTCCACTCAGCACATTTATAGAACAGCATAGGGAAGATGTTCCTGCAGACAAGCGAGTTGCGCCCGACACTCTTTTAAACGCTGCACATGCTATTTTGAAGTCCTCCAAAGCAGACAAGAAACACGACGATGATATTATGGATGATGAGAATTTCTAGTCCGTTTTATCGCACAGACATTTTTATACAACTATGATGAGGTGATTTTATTGACTACATACACAGATTTACTTATAGAGGCTGATAAACAGCACCTGATCACAAAGGAGAAACCGCTCCGCGCAAACTGCGGACGGATAAAAGGCAATCGGATCGCTATAAAACACGATCTGGATGAAACCGAGAAGAAATGTACGCTTGCCGAAGAGCTTGGTCATTACCATACTACCGTTGGAGACATTATCGATCAGTCCTCCGATGCCAACCGCAAGCAGGAGCTCCGGGCACGTCTCTGGAGCTACAACAAACTGATCGGATTACACGGCATCATCTCCTGCCACAAAGCACACTATACTACCTCTTATGAGATGGATGATTACCTGGGTGTCACAGAGGAGTTTCTGCAAGAAGCCCTGCAGTGCTATCGGAGCAAGTACGGTATCTGCGTGCAATATGATAATTATGTTATCTACTTCGACCCGGTTTCCGTGTTGGAGCTGATATAATTCATATATGAAAGGGGAAATTTATATGGGATTCACTAAAATCTTTAACAGTATCCGTTCTTCGACTATGTTACCCTCGGATATTGAAAACGTCTCGTTGAAACGCATTATTCCTAAAATTAATGAGTGGAATATTGATACTGTGCTTATTTCTGCAAATCGAAATTGTACTGCCTGTAAACAATATAATCGACAGGTGTTTTCTCTTTATGGGAAGAATAAAAATTATCCAAAGTTACCTGATATACTATATCAACGTTCTTGCCCTGTTTGTGGTAAAATTTTTGGTGCTACAATATACGGCTTATAATATTTGTGATCTTCATTTTAAAAAATTGCACCAGTGCAACTTTCAATAAAAAAATCAGCCCCAGTGCTTCCAACACCAGAGCTGATCCGATTACCGGGTAAACCGATAAATCACCTTGAACAAGTGCATTTTATCATTTTCCCGGACAGATTGCAATGCAAACATATGTCCGGGCATTTTTATGCCCATTTTTCCGTACATTTACTTAGGAGGAATGTGCAATGGTCAAGAAAGTGATACGTAAATCTGCCGAGTCCACGGACCGGATCCGTACCGGTGCTGCCTATATCCGTGTCAGTACTGATGATCAGCTGGAGTATTCCCCGGAATCCCAGCTGGAGGAAATTAAACGATACTGTCTGCAGCATAATATCCTGCTGCCATCTGAGTATATCTTCGTGGAAGAGGACGGACGCTCCGGCCGTAAGTCCAGCAACCGATATGCCTTCCAGAATATGATCGCAACAGCCAAGACAAAGCCGAAGCCCTTCGATGTCATTGTCCTGTGGAAATTCAGCCGGTTTGCCAGGAATCAGGACGAGAGTACTTTCTACAAGTCCATGCTCCGGAAAAAACTTGGCATCGATGTGGTATCCGTCAGTGAGCCACTGATCGATGGCATGTATGGCCGCCTCATCGAAATGATCATTGAATGGCAGGATGAATTCTACTCCGTGAATCTCTCCGGGGAAGTCCGCCGTTCCATGCTCTCCCGTGCCCGCAAGGGTCTCTACAACGGTAAAATGCCACTGGGATATACCAAGGCTCCGAATGAGAATCCTGTCATCGAAGAGCAGGAAGCTGCTATTGTTCGTAAGATCTTCGATATGTACGCCACCGGCAGCGACATCAACTACATCACCAGAGATCTGAATGACCATGGATACAAGACGAAGACCGGTAATCATTTTGACCAGGAAGGTGTGATCTATATTCTGGAGAATCCCTTCTACATCGGTAAGGTTCGCTACAACATGCGGGAATCCAGTGCTACCAGTACCCTGCGGGATCCCGAGGAATGGATCATCAGTGACAGCTTCCATGAGCCGATCATTGACATGGATACCTGGAATATAGTCCAGGAGCGCCGGGAACACAGTAAGAAGCTGATGCAGCGCTATGAGCATCCGGTCTCTCACACGAAGCACTGGCTGTCCGGTCTTGTAAAATGTCCAGTCTGTGGTAAGTCCCTGTCACATAAAGAAGGTTATCCCCGGAAGTCTACTCACGGCGGATCCTATATCTCCGGCGAGGGCTTCCAGTGTCTGGGATACATGAAAGGGCTTCATACAGGCTCGCAATACATCTCTGCAAAGAAACTTACATCTGCCGTAATTACGTCGCTCCATGAGGTACTGGAGAGCGTCACGGACGTATCCTTTGAACTTGTCCGTACCTATGAGCCGACTGTAGAACTGGACAGGCAGCGTTACCAGCGTGAACTCACTTCTCTGGATCGAAAACTGGAACGTATCCGGGAAGCTTACATGAACGAGATCGACACGCTGGAAGATTACAAGCGGAATAAAGAGATGATCGAGAAGCGCCGGGCAGACCTGGAAGTCCTGCTCTCAGAGCTGACGACTGCTGCCTCCGGTCCCGAGAACTACAAAGAGCAGTTCTTAAGCCGTGTGCAGTCTGTCCTGGATATTATCGAAAGTGACGCACCGAATGACCTGAAAGCGGAAGCCCTCCGTGGCATTGTGCGTAAGATTGTGTTCTACAAGGATACAAATACCCTTGAATTCCACTATTACCTCATGGTAGAATAAAGCTTGTAACCCGCATAAATGCTGGATTTATAGAATAGTAGCCGTATTTCCGACCATCCCCCACCATGCCCCGCATCCAATACGATCAATGGCATAAAAAAGCTCCCGCATATCCTTTTGTTTCATGATATGCGGGAGTTTCCCCATTTAGATATTTTTTGCTTACTTTAAAATTGCTGCCGTCACTTCCTGCGGAATCACAAATTCCGGTGCTCCCATAGAACCGGGAGCCACTTCGTATTCGTCAAAGGCAATGACCAGTTCGTCTTTTTCATTAAAATAGAAGTTCGTCTGCTCCGTGATCCCCTGAAAATTGAATTCCGGCATATCGTCATTATCCAGGAAATAGATCACGCCTTCGTCCGCCGCCATCTGCTCCTGCATCTGGGTCTTAATGTTCTCGCTGATCGCGGAAATATAGTCGCTCCCTTCCACAAACAGATCTTCCAGTGTCACCACATTTCCCGTCTGTTTATCAATCGTATAAAACTGATTATTCTCGTAGCCGCTGGCTTCCGTCTCCAACACGCTTAATTTTACGGTGTAATACCTCTCATTGTCCGTAACGACCTCCTGGGACACATGCAGACCATGGTATCCTTCCTCGGATAAGGTATCCTCGAACTGACGGATCAGTTCCTCTACCGTAGCCTCCATATCCTGGTTGACCGCTTCCACACCGTCTTCCGACAGATTTGCTACCGCAGCCTCCTGTCCGACACCTTCCACACTTCCGGCTGCTGTGCCCTTAGGAGTGGCTGCCACTTCTCCAACGGAAGCACCTTCTCCTGCGTCTTCTCCATAGTTGATCTGTGCAAGTTCTACTTCAGCATCATGGTTCTCGTCACTGTAATTGTACTGCCGCACTGTTACCAGCCTAAAAAAGCCACCCAGCAACGGAATATTTTCCATGGCATGGGCTATCTGTATATTGGTATTTGGCAGTGCGATCATCACGACTGCTGCAGCCGCCACTGCTGTCCATGCAGAACGCCTTCTGGCGTGCTCTACTCTTTTTTTCTCCATCCGGGCTCTGTCGATACCTGCCTGCAGCCGTTCCCGTCCCGCTTCGGGTATTATCATATTCTCATACTCCTCTTTTAATTGTCTCAACTGTTCCTGTTCTGTCATATCTATTCTCCATCTGCCCGGTCGGTTCGGACCGGTCATGTTATCTCTTCCTATATCTTCCTATATCTCTTTGTCTGTATCTGTCTTATGTCCTGCCTATATATGATGTCGGGGCAAAATCCCACGACTTTGACTACGGATTGCTCAGCCCATGCTGCCCTCGAGGTTCAGCCGCAGTTTTTTCATCACCCGGTACAGCCTGCTCTTTACCGTACTCAGGTTCTCATCCAGGATCTTCGCGATCTCCTCCAGCTGCCTGTCCTCAAAAAATCGTAGGACTACGATGGCACGATCCTTTGGGTCAAGATTTTCTATTGCGCGCTTTAAATCAATATTTTCATAGATATCTTCACTTGCCGCCTGGATCTCCTCCACATCCACGCTCTCCTTCCGGCTGCGCAGGAAGCTGCACGCCTCGTTGATCACGATCCGGTACACCCAGGTCTCCACGTATTGCGGCTCCTTCAGGCTGTCACTTTTTAAAATAGCTTTATAGGCTGCTTCCTGTACAATATCCAGCGCGTCCGCTTCATTATGTACATAACTATAAGCAAGACGGTAATACTTCTCATACCCTTCCGTCAGGGCACGCTCCACCGCCTGTTCTTTTTTTCTGTCCGACATATATCCTTTCCTCACTTTTGAAAACTGCATGCAATTATTTTTCGGTATTTATTGTAACACATATTCTTTTGATATATTCTACGATTTTGACGCTGTATTCCCGCAAAAAGTTTCACCGACAAAAAATATTCCAG